GTTTGCCCGTGTTGGTGCTCGCTTGGGCAGTGATATCGGATGATCCAACAGCGATGGACAAGGTAAAATTGTTCTTCGATATGTTCTCGCAGCTTCCATCGTGGTTTACAAATTTATGGATCCTTGTCGTGGCGAGCATTTATGGTATAAAGGGAACACAAATATTTCGTAANGGAGGAAAAAAATAATGCCAGGAAAACCAATAAGTAAAAGTAAAAATAAAGGCTTACTAAAATTAGCTAAAAAGAAACCAGAATTAGCAAAAAAATTTGGATATAATCCAAAAAGAATAGTTGCTAAAAAAGGTGGTAAAGTATAATGGCTAAACTTTGTGCAAAAGGTAAAGCAGCTGCCAAGAGAAAATTCAAAGTGTACCCTTCGGCTTACGCTAACATGTATGCATCAGGAGTTTGTTCAGGTAAAATTACACCCGGTGGTAAAAAAGGTAGTCGTAAAAAAGCTATGGGTGGCGGAATGATGCGTGATGGATATCATGGCGGCGGACTAGCTAGAAGAAAAAGAATGGGCTGTGCATAATGGGTCTAAGAAAATGGGTAGCAGAGAAATGGGTGGACATTGGAGCACCAAAGAAGGATGGGAAGTATCAGCCATGCGGGCGCTCAAAAGGTTCGAAGAGAAAGTATCCGAAGTGCGTACCACTTGCAAAAGCCACACGAATGACAAAGTCGCAAAAGGCGAGTGCTGTCAAACGAAAGAGAGCTGCAGGTAATCCAGGCGGTAAACCAACTAACGTTGCAACATTTACAAAAAGAACTAAGAAAGCTATGGGTGGATATACTGGACCAGCAATTAACTCAGAGTATGGTGGAGTTAAATTAAACAATCCTTCATACGCTAAATACTATAAAGGTATGCTGTAATGAATTTAGAAAAAGATTTACAAAGATTAAAAAAAGAAAAAGCATTAAAAGAATCTGCTATTGCACAACTTAGAAAAAGAAGTAAAGATTCTGTTGCAAGACCTAGAGCAGAAAAAAATATTTTATCAACTAGTCCAGAGATGCAAAAAATTTAATGAGAAAAAAAGAAAACCCAATTAGAAAAACTACTACAGGTAAAGGTGCAAACTATAGACCAACTAAATCTGGTGCTGGTATGACAGCAAAAGGTGTTAGAGCTTATAGAGCCGCGAATCCTGGTTCAAAATTAAAAACAGCCGTGACTGGTAAAGTCAAGAAAGGTTCAGCAGCTGCTAAACGTAGAAAGTCATATTGTGCAAGATCACTTGGACAACTTAAACGATCTTCTGCTAAAACTAGAAATGATCCAAATTCTAGAATTAGACAAGCTAGAAGACGTTGGAAATGCTAGACAGATTTGTATATAGATTTTTTGGTTTTTTAGATGATGCCGTTGCATTTGTTGAAACAGGTGCTATAAGAATGACTGAATGGTGTTGGCATTCAAGAGTAAATTTACTAAACAAAAGGAGAAAGAAAAATGTTACAAGAAGAAACAGTAATAATACACAAACTACAAAAACATCTTAAAGAGTCTTATCAAGATATAGCAGACGCCATGATTGGTGGTGCTATTGACAATATGGAAAAATACAAGTATATGATGGGACAGGCACATGCCTATTTAAAAATATCACAGGAAATCTCTAACCTGCTAGAACCAAAGGAGCAAAAAAATGATACTGAAAGAGAAAACGTCATCGACTTCGGAAGACCCGAAAGTTAAATCGGCACTATTAAACAAGTACGAAGAAGAAGCAAAAAAAGAATCAGACGGTTACGAACGTCTTAAAACAAAAGAATCAAATAAATTACCTAAACCTACCGGATGGAGATTAGTTGTTCTGCCATTTAAAATGCCNGAAAAAACTAAAGGTGGATTATTACTTGGACAAGAAACTTTAGAGAGACAACAAATTGGATCTACNTGTGGTTTAGTTCTTGCAATGGGTCCACATTGTTATGACAAAGATAAATTTCCAGAAGGACCTTGGTGTAAAAAAGGTGATTGGGTTATCTTTGCAAGATATGCAGGATCAAGAATTCAAATAGATGGTGGGGAAGTGAGAATGCTAAATGATGATGAAGTTTTAGCAACCATTGAAAACCCTGAAGATATACTTCATCAATATTAATCATAGAAGGAGATAAACTATGCCAGACGTAGAAGAAAATAAAACAGTTGATATTGATACATCAGGTCCTGATACAGAAATTGAGTTAGAAGAAACTCAAACTGCAGAAACAGAAACACCTGAAGTAGAAACTGAAACTGAAGATAAACGTACATACGAAAAAAAGAAAGATCACGGAACAGACATTTCATATGAAAATGAACGTGAAGTTAAACTAGAAGAAAAGAAAGAAGCGCCTGAAAAGGACGATAAAGAAAAAGAATTAGAAAAGTATTCTGATGGAGTACAAAGAAGAATAGCTAAACTTACTCACAAGTGGAGAGAAGCTGAGAGACAAAAAGATGAAGCTTTAAGTTATGCTCAATCACAAATAAAAGCAAAAGAAGAAGCTGAAAAGAAAATATCTAGATACGAACCTGAGTTTTTAAAAAATGCTGAGGATAGTATTAATAATGGTTTAGCAGCAGCTCAAGCAAAACTTGCAGCAGCAAGAGAAGCAAACGATTTAGGTGCTGAAGCAGAAGCTTTGACTGCAATTTCTGAACTTGGTTATAAGAGAGCTAAATTTGAAGAGACTAAAGTAGCTCAAGAAGAATATAATCAGAAAAGAAAAGAAGTTAAACAACCAGAAATAAACTTAAATAGACAACAAGCATCACAAGGAACACCTGATCCTAAGGCTGAAACATGGGCATCTAGAAATGCTTGGTTTGGTCAAGATACAGCTATGACCTATACTGCTTTTGATCTACATAAGAAACTTACAGAGCAAGAGGGTTATGATCCTCAATCTGATGAGTATTATCTTGAAATAGATAAAAGAATAAGACTTGAATTCCCCCACAAATTTGATACTAATACATCAGATAAAGGGGAAGTTCCGACCAAACCCGTACAAACAGTAGCTAGTGCGAAGCGAAGTACAAATACTGGTCGCAAAACTGTGAGACTCACATCCTCTCAGGTAGCAATCGCTAAAAAATTAGGTGTGCCACTAGAAGAATATGCGAAACAATTAAAAATCACGAAGGAGGCATAAGCATATGGAAAATAATAATGATAAAAGAGCGTCCCGTGCGAGTCAAACAAGAGAAAAAGAAGCTAAGAAAAAAGTTTGGACTCCACCTTCATCTTTAGATGCACCCCCTGCACCAACAGGTTTTAAACACAGATGGATCAGAGTTGAATCTATGGGATTCCAAGACACTAAAAACGTCGCTGGAAGAATTAGATCCGGATACGAGCTTGTAAGAGCTGATGAATATCCAGACTCAGACTTTCCAATTGTGGATGATGGTAAATACAAGGGAGTNATCGGAGTAGGAGGCCTAGTGCTGGCTAGGGTACCGGAAGAGATTGCAGAGCAAAGAACTGATTACTATCAGAAACAAGCTCAAGATAACGTCGACGCAGTTGACAACGATCTTATGAAGGAACAGCACCCAAGTATGCCGATCAATATTGATCGACAGACGCGTGTAACCTTCGGTGGTTCAAAGAAAAGTTAATTTTTTAACGATTACTAGAGCTATCCAAGGATAAACTAAACTAATGTCTAATAGGAGGACACAACTATGGCAAATAAAGACGCCGCTTTCGGATTGAAAGCAATAGGAAAAGTTGGTCAGAATAGAGACAACCAAGGTTTATCTGAATACAGCATTGCTGCAAGTTCAGCTGCGATCTATCAATGGGATCCAGTGAAAACTTCAGGCGGTTACTTATTAGTAGCTGGCGCAGGCGGCGATCTTAGAGGATCACTAAATGGTGTTTTTTATACTGACGCATCAACAAGCAAACCAACGTGGGCTAACCACTTGGAAGCTAGTAACACAGCAACAGATATTGTTGGTTATGTTTCTGACGACCCTTATGAAAGGTTCGAGATTCAATCAAACAATGCTGGTGCTTCAGCAGTAACTGATGTAGGTAAAACTGCAGACCTTGCTTACGCAGCAGGATCTTCACCAGACTATATCTCAGGAGTAGAGTTAAATGACGCTACTTTAAATACTACTGCTCAACAATTAAAGATCATGGGAGCATCTAAAGATCCATCAAACAATGACGTAACATCGGCTAATGTTAATTGGGTTGTTGTGATTGCAGAACATGAACTTAAAGTAACAACTGGTACGTAAGGAGTATAGAACATGGCGATATCAAGAGGACAACTAGTTAAAGAACTAGAACCAGGTTTGAATGCACTATTCGGACTGGAATATAAACGTTACGAGAATCAGCATGCTGAAATATACACTACTGAGTCTTCAGACAGAGCGTTTGAAGAAGAAGTTATGTTATCAGGTTTTGCTCAAGCTCAGACTAAAGCAGAAGGAAGTGGAGTTGTTTTTGACAATGCTCAAGAAACTTTTACTGCAAGATACACACACGAAACTGTGGCTCTTGCTTTTGCAATTACTGAAGAAGCTATTGAGGATAACTTGTATGACAGACTTGCTAGTAGATATACAAAAGCATTAGCTAGATCTATGGCGAACACAAAACAAGTTAAAGCGGTACAACCATTAATTAATGGTTTCGGTACATTCACTTCAGGTGATGGTTCTGCATTATTTGCAACTAACCACCCAACTGTAAGTGGAACTGTATCAAACACATTAGCTGTGGCTGCCGACTTGAACGAAACTTCATTAGAGCAATCATTAATTGACATTGCTGCAATGACAGACGAAAGAGGTCTAAAAATTGCTGCAAGAGGTGTTAAAATGATTAT